AAGCGACTTATACTGTAGCATCAAATGTTAATGATGTTCTTGAGGCTTATATCTCATCTACTTCTACTGCAGGAAATACTGCAAGTACAAATGATATTTCATTAACAAAAATTGATAGATCTGCTTATGCAGCTCTTCCTAATAAATATGCAACTGGACAACCCTCACAATACTATGTTGATAGACAAACGGACCCAACAATAAGTTTATACTTAACTCCTGATGCAGCAACTTACACAACTTTAAAATTTTATACAATTAACAGAATCGAGGATGCTGGAGCGTTTACCAATACTGCAGATGTTGCTTACAGATTCTTACCTTGTATGTGTTCTGGTCTTGCTTATTACTTAGCACAAAAAAGAGCACCGGATAGAATACAATTATTAAAACAATTATATGAGGATGAGATAATCAGAGCTCTAAACGAAGATGGTTCAAGAACTTCAGTTTATATTTCACCTCAAACTTATTTTGGAGATGGGGTGTAATGAGTTATGCAACCGGTAAAAGAAGTCAGGCGATATCAGATAGATCTGGTCAAGCATTTCCTTATAAAGAAATGGTTAAAGAGTGGACTGGTGCTTTAGTTCATATATCGGAATATGAGCCGAAACATCCACAACTAGACCCTCCTTATCATAAAGCAGATGCAATTGCTTTAAAAAATACTAGATCACAAGATTTTCAACAACCGACTGTTGTTAATGGTGCGATAGCATCTTCTGGTGGACAAGGAATGATAACTGCTAATTTAACATTACCTGGAGATTTTGCATTTATAACTCAAGGAACAAGTGCTATGATTCCAGCAGACCCTTCATTACAGAATAGAAGAAGACAATTATCTATGCAAATTAAATCAGTAACAGTGAGTATTACATAATGGCAATAAGTTATTCAGATTTTTTAACACAAGTTAGAGATTATACTGAAGTTAGTGATACAGTTTTAACTGATAATATTATACAAAACTTCATAAGGTCTGTTGAATTAGATATTGCAGGTAGAGTGGACTATGATGATTTAAGAAAATACTCTACGTCAAACTTTACGGCTGGCAACAGATATGTTTCACTACCTGCTGATATGATGATAATTAGATCAGTTCAAGTAATTGATGGAAGTGACAATAGAACTTTTTTAGAAAAAAGAGATACAAGTTTTATATCTGAATATAATAATGATGGAGCAACAGGCACCCCTAAATATTGGGCTAATTGGGATGAATTTAATATATTAGTAGCTCCAATACCTAGTTCTGCTTTACAAGTACAAATAAATTATATTATAGATCCGCCACAATTTACATCTACTAATACTACTTTTATATCTACATACCAAGAATCAATGTTATTACATGGTGTGTTAACTGAAGCTTTTAGGTTCTTAAAAGGACCCGACAATCTATACAACCTGTATCAAACAAAGTATACTGAAGAAGTACAGAATTTTGCTCTACAACAAATGGGCAGAAGAAGACGATCGGAGTCTGATGACGGTGTACCTAGAGTGGTAGTACCTTCTCCTTCTCCAAACCAATAATTTTAAAGGAGAATAATTATGGCAATAACAACAAACGCAATATGTAATTCGTTTAAAAAAGAATTACTACAAGGATCGCACGACTTTGATGCTTCAGGGTCTGGCGGCGATACATTTAAATTAGCTATGTACACATCAGCTGCTACTTTAGGTGCTTCAACAACAAACTATACAACAGCTAATGAAGTATCATCTTCAGGATATACTGCGGGTGGTTCAGCTTTGGTTAACCAAGGTGTAAAAGTATCTTCAGCAATAGCTATTACTGATTTTGCTGATCTATCATTTACAGGTGTAACTCTTACTGCAAGAGGTGCTTTGATTTATAATACACAAACTAATGGTGGTAGTAATACTACTGATGCAGTTGCTGTATTAGATTTCGGTGCTGATAAAACTGCAACATCAGGAACTTTTACAATTCAATTCCCAGCATTTACTACATCTGCTGCGATTTTAAGAATTGCTTAATAAGGAACTAAAATGATATGGCTACTTGGGGACAACAAACATGGGGTTTCGAGAACTGGGGTACACTCGGTGATCAAACTTTATCCCTAAGTAGCACAGATCTTTCTACATCATTCTCAATAGGGACTGTAATTACTGACGGTGAATTACAAGTAGGTTGGGGTGGAGATACTTGGGGAGAAAACCTGTGGGGAGAGCTTTCCGGTTCACAACCAAGTATTACAGGACAACAACTAATTTCAACTTTAGGATCTGCAACAACTATCTCTGCTGGAGCTGATGTTGATGTAACTGGAATTTCATTAACTACAAGTAACGCAGGAGTTGTAGCTGGTTCCTCCGTATTAGTAACTATCGTAGGTTCTCTTGAATCAATTGGAGTTGGAACTGTTGCTACTCCAATAGGACAAGAACAAAATGTTACTGGCCAAGAATTAAATTCTAATATAGGTGCTACCACAGTCGATGATACTACTCTTACTGGAATAGGTTGGGGTAGAAAAACTTGGGGTAACTTAGCTTGGGGTGGTGCTTATTCTGCTATCGCTGTCGGACAAGAATTAACTTCAACAATAAACTTTCCAGCAACAGGAGCATTTACTGATGTAGATGTTTCAGTAACAAGTGCAGGGCAATTAAACATAACTTACGCAAGTCCTTCTTTCTCTATTAAAATTGATCAAGATATATTTGTACTTGCGTCCGAAGACCAACTAGATGCATTAACTACAACATCTACTGTTATCGGGGATGCCAATGTTCCTGTCACAGGATCTCAAACTACAATATCTCAAGGTATTGTTGTAGGGGGTACTAAAACACCTGTAGATGTAACCGGTATTCAAGCTACAATGACTTTGGGTTCTATAACTCTTATTCAGTCAACAGTAGAACCAGTTACGGGACAACAACTAACAATTTCACTTGGTCAACATGCAGAAATTCCAGGTCAAATTATTGGTGTAGGAGGACTTCAGTTATCAAGCAATATAGGTTCTGTAACAATTACGGGTACAGCAGGTATTGATGTTACAGGCATACAATTGACAGCTTCTGTTGGAAGCCCTAATATAACTGCATGGGCAGAGATAGATCCAAACGTAACTAATGTATGGACAGAGGTTGATTTAGCAGCCTGACTAAGGTAAAATTAGAATTATTTAGGAGATAAAAAATTATGGCATCAAGTTATTCAACAGATCTTAAACTCGAACTTATGGTTACTGGCGAGAACGCTGGTACATGGGGAGATAACACAAACAATAATTTAAATTTAGTACAACAAGCTGTTGCAGGTTATGAAGCTATATCTATAGCAGGTGGTGTAGGAACAACTGCTTTAGCAATGACAGATGCAACTTTATCAAATGCAAGAAATGCAGTTATAAAATTTACAGGATCTATTACAGGAAACCGAACTGTTACAATTCCAGATTCAATTCAAAAAACATATTTATTAGAAAACGGAACTACAGGTGCTTACACAGTTGCTTTTAAAACTGTTTCAGGAACAGGTGTAACTTTTAGTGCAACCGATAAAGGATTTAAACAAGTATTTTCAGATGGAACAAATGTTGTAGATGTTCCTCTAGGAGTTCCCGGTGGATCAAATACAGAAATTCAATTTAATAATTCAGATTCTTTTGGTGGTTCTGCAAATTTAATATGGGATGGAACAAACGTGGTTCTTGGTTCTGAAGGTGAATTAAGACTTGGAGATAATGCAGGAGCAGAATACGTTGGTTTAAAAGCACCAGCAACTGTATCAGCTTCATACACATTAAATTTACCTACTGCAACAGGAACTGCAGATCAAATTTTAGTGACAGATGGTTCTGGAAATTTATCTTTTGTAGATAATTCTGGTGGTACATCTTGGCAAGCAGTTAAGACTACAGGTTTTACAGCAGTAGCTGGTGAAGGTTATTTTATAAATACTACATCTGGTGCATTTACAATGACATTACCTTCATCCCCAGCTATTGGAGCAGAAGTTTCTTTTGTAGATTACGCAGGAACATTTGATACCAATGAATTAACTATTGCAAGAAATTCTCAACCCATTCAAGGAGCAGCATCCGACTTAACAGTTTCAGTAGAAAGAGCAGCAAATACGTTGGTCTATGTAGATGGAACTCAAGGTTGGTTACTGAAAACTAAATAATGACTACTTACGCTGAAATAAATGGAAGTGCTGTTATTAGTAAAGCTGATGCTAACGCAGAAAATATTGGACAAATTTATTTTGATAGTGTTACCAATAAATGGTATATTACATTAAATGATGGTTCAACAGTTAAAGAAATAATAACAACAAACTAGGATAGATTATGGAATATAAATACTGTGTAGCAAAAAATTGGGGTAAAGGTTTTATAGAAGCTCATGAGTCTAGAGATATTGGTATGTCAGGTCTTCCAGGTAATATTTGGAAACTTCCAATAAACAATAAACATGCAAATCTTTGGGTAGCAAAAGTAGAAGGAGTTTATGTAACAAAAGAAGAAGCTCAAGCAATAATAGATCCCATAATTTTAGCAAATCAAGCAGAGTTTGACGCATTAACTGAAGAAGAACAAGCTAGAAATCATAGACCAGAAACTATAGTATTGGAATAATTTATGTCTACTTATTTTGAAGTAAAAGGACAAAAAATTCAAGGGCTCTCAACAGAACCAACTAATTTAACGTTAGGTCAAATTTGGTATAATACTTCTAGTCAAGGAATAAGATTAAATACAGTTATAGGTCCTAATGCATGGGCAACTGGTAATAATATGAGTGTAGGAAGAAAAAGAGCAGGTGGTTGTGGTACTCAAACAGCAGCTGTGTCTTTTGGTGGAGAAGGCCCTTCAGGAAATTACATTACAGCAACTGAAAGATATAACGGTACTTGGACTACTTCAGGAAATATGTCTCTGGGAAGAAACTCACTTGGAAGTTGCGGTGTTGAAACATCAGCTTTGGCTTTTGGTGGTCAAGCACCAGGAGACGGAACTTCTGATGCTACTGAAAAATTTGGTGGTTCTACTTGGACTACTAATCCCTCTTCTATGAATAATGGAAGATGGCTTTTAAAAGGTGCCGGCACTCAAACAGCAGCAGTAGCTTTTGGTGGTGAAAACTCTCCTACAGCACCTACTGTATTTTATGGTTACACTGAAAATTTTAATGGTTCTGTTTGGACAAACAGTGGAAATATGAATCAACCTAGATATAATTCAGGTGGTTGTGGTACTCAAACATCTGCATTAGTTTTTGGTGGAACAAATAATCAACCTACAGATCCCGATTTTAGTGGGACATTTACTGAGCAGTATAATGGTTCTACTTGGACTAGTAGTCCAGCTACACTTGCTTCCTCACCTTATGGTAGATCTGATATAGGTGCTGCCGGAGCTTCAAACACAGCAGCGTTAGGTTTTGGAGGTTCTCCTTCATCTAACACAGTAGAAACTTTTAATGGTACTGCTTGGACAGTTACTACACCCTTAAACAATAGTGTTGGTCGAAGGGGTATGTCAGGTGCAGGAACTCAAACAGCAGCGTTAGGTTTTGGTGGATATACTAGTACATCGCCTGGCGGAAGTACAGACACAGAAATTTGGTTTGGTAGTCAAGCTCCAGGAGTAGCAACACTAACGGTATTATAAATATTATGTCAACTTATAAACAAATATACGGACAAAACATTGAAATTTTAAGCAGTGATCCTAGTAACCCAACTCTAGGGCAAATTTGGTATAACACTAGTACCGATGAATTAAAGGGATTTAGAGCTGTTGCTAATAGTGTATGGTCTACTGGTGATAATATGTTGAACAATGGTGCACAAAATGGAGGGTCTGCAGGAACTGCCACTGCAGCGTTAGCTTTTGGTGGAAATAATCCAGCCAACTCACCTCCCTATTCTAATTATACTCAAGAATATAATGGTTCTACTTGGACTGCTGCAGGAACTATGAATACAGCAAGAACTGGACTTGGAGGTTTTGGTGTTCAGACAGCAGCACTTGGTGCTGGTGGTTACTCTTCCCCACCTTTCCAATATCGTTTAGACACTGAACTTTATAATGGTTCTAGTTGGACTACTAGTCCAGGAAGCCTACCCGATAATAAAAATACAGCGATGGTTTTTGGTACTCAAACAGCGGGTGTACTATCTGGGGGAAGTGGAACACCTACATCAAAAGAGACAACATTAAATTGGAATGGTTCTGCATGGACTGCAAACCCAACCTCTTTGAATACGCCAAGAACTAATGGATCAGCTTGCGGAATTCAAACAGCAGGACTTGTTTTTGCTGGAACAAGCGCACCAGACTATTCGAATAGTGCTGAAAAATTTAATGGTTCTACTTTTTCAAATACAGGTACTATGGGTACTGCAAGATATTCTTTAGGAGGTTTTGGAACTCAAACATCTGCCTTAGCTGCGGGTGGAGGTTTTCCTGCAGATGGGAAAACTGAACAATTTAATGGTTCTACTTGGTCAGCTAAAGGCGCTATGGGAACTGCTAGATATAGTCTAAGAGGATCTGGTAATACAACCAATGGACTGGCTTTTGGGGGTACACAAGGATTCAGGGCAGCGACTGAGGAATGGAACCCTGAAGAAGCTATTGCAATATTTTAAAATTACTTTAAACATTAGTAATGGAAAATAAAAAAAATATTAAATCATTAATTGAACAAGAAGAAACTTATCTCAATAATTTATTAGAACCAAAAGACATTAATTCATTTAAGGGAATGGTAGATGAATTAAGAGATACTTGGGATAAAAAACAAGTTTTTAGAACAGAGACAGAAGCAAGATTTTCTGTGCTACAGGACAACAATCACCCAACAAAAGCTGCCAAATATTGGCAATGCGTTAAAGAACAAAGCGTCTTTCTAGAAAACTTAATGACATTATCTTTTGATTATAGAAGAAACTCAGCAGAAATTAAATTGTTGGAAAAAAAATTAAAAGAAGAAAAAGATGAATATAAATTAGAGTGTCTTCAAATTGATTTAGATGAAAAACAATATAATAAAGCAAGTATGGAATTAATTGCTAAAGATAGAATGAGAGAAATTAAAATGTGGTCTAAATTGAAAAAAGAATTTAATGATGGAACCTTTGATGATCAAGATCATAATCAACATCAATTAGAAAGTTATCATGAAGTATATAAACATAAAGTTAGCACTTTAACTTCGGGATCATCTCAAGCAGAAGTATTCAATGCTGTGGGACAACTACACTCGATTGAAAGAATTAAAAAATCAGGTGAATTAGAAAATAATACAGAAAAAAAAGAACAAATAACACAACATGGAAAAACTAACTCGTAAGTTATTTTTTTTAGTAGCGTTACCCAGGTCTGGCAATACTTTATTTGCAAGTATTATGAATCAGAATAAAGAGATAGCAGCTACTCCTAACTCTATAACATTAGAGATAATGAAAGATTTATTTTTATTAAAAGAAACAGAGGTTTTTAAAAATTTCCCAGATCACAGATCATTAGACAATGTATTAGATAATGTATTTACTAATTACTATCAGCATTGGCCACAACGTATAATTATTGACCGTGGACCTGTAACAACAACAGGTAATCCTGGTAACTTTGAATTGATGAACAAGCATTTTAAACATGATTTTAAATGTATAGTATTACTCAGAAACCTAATGGATGTATTTGCTAGCTACATGCAATGGTATACAGAAAACCCAGACGCATTTATAAATAGATGCGATTTAGATACGGATGAAGAAAAATTAAATATGTTAATGGATAGTGAAGGCGCTATTGTTAAACAATTAAAGGCAATTAAAAATTCATATAACTATCCAGGTATGTGTCACTATGTAAAGTATGATGATATGGTCACAAATCCCGAACAAGAGTTTAGAAAAATATATAAATTTTTAGATGAACCTTATTTTAATCATAGATTTGATAAAGTAGATCAAGTAGAAGTTAATGGTTTATCTTATGATGATAAAGTTGTTGGTAGTAATATGCATAAACTATTTGATGGACCTGTTAGAAAAGTATATAACCCTTATATTGAAAAAATTCCAAAAAAGATTATAGAAAAATATGGACACATTAAATTTTAAACCTATATTTTTAGGTCAATGTCTTTTAAAGTATCAAGTACCTTTAGATATATTTAATGCAATAAATAAAATCTACGAACAAAATTATAATAGTCTTGCACCCGCTAATGGTCAGTTAGTAGGTAAGATAGAAAAAGAACATTCTTTATTTTATCATGGTGAAGATCAATATAAAATGAAGAACCATAATTTTCTACCTAAGAATGTTACAGATTATTTCATACAAATATTTAAACACTATTTAACTTTTAATAGTATAAAAGAATACAATACTCATTTAAATTCTATTTGGGTTAACGAAATGAAACAACATGAATACAACCCAGTACATGTTCATCAAGGTAGTTTATTTACAGGTTTATCTTCTGTAATGATTTTAAAATTACCTAAAAACTATGGACTTGAATACTCAGCATCTGATAAACCCCATAATGGAACACTACAAATATTGGGTAATTCATCAGGTCAATTTGCAAAGATGGACTATCAACCTGATTTAAAAGAAAGAAATTTTTATGTATTTCCTTATGATATGAGGCACACAGTTTATCCATTTAATTCAACCGATGAAGTCAGACGCACACTTGCAGCTAATTGTGACGTAGATTATAACCCTATAAATAACAGAGGAATGGTATGATAACAGAACCCCGTTGGAAATCTCTTATAGTTGAAACAACAAACCCGCTATTTACACCCGAACAATGTAGTATGATTATTGAAGCTGGAAAATCTGAACCTAGATCAGAAGGAAAAATTGGAATTAGTAATCAAATTAAAGATGAAGTAATAGATACTAAAACTAGACTATCTCATATTAGTTGGATTCCATTTAAAAAAATGAATGACATGTATAAAGATATAGAACGTATAATGAAAGCTACTAACGGCAATCATTTTGGTTTTGATAAAATGGAAATAAATGAAGTAGCACAATACACAGAATACAATGAAGGAGGATTTTATGATTGGCATACAGATTCAGACGTAGATGGTACAAATGAACCACCTGTTAGAAAAATATCTATGTCATTATTACTTTCACCTGAATCAGAATTTGAGGGTGGAGATCTAGAATTAATAAAAGAAGGTAAAAATGCAAAACTAAAACAAGGTCATGCAATATTTTTTGCATCTTTTATACGACATAGAGTTACACCAGTTATACGAGGAAATAGAAAATCATTAGTAATGTGGTTTGGAGGGCCTCCTTTTAGATAATGGATAAAGTTATTTCTAAATCTGACAAAATTTATATTTTAAAAAATTTTTTATCAAACAAAGAATGTGATAAATATTTTAAAAAAATAAGAGATATAGGCTATGCAACACATTCACTTCCATGGCCTTCAAGAGTTGTTGATATAACAGAAGACCCAATTGTTATAAAAGTAACTAAATATATAAACAAAAGATTTGATTTAAATTTAATTGCAGAACAAGTACAAATACAAAATCATCATGTCAATTCTGAAGCTGTCATGCACGCACATAACCATTCAGGTAGAGAACATATTATATATAATAGTTTAATTTATCTTAATGACAATTTTAATGGTGGGCAGTTTTTTACTAAACATGGTATAAATAT